CTTTTATGACAACCAGTGCTTTTTTAGAAGAACTAGGTTTTGTTAAACCAGCAAACGATAACTAATGTTTAGAATCTTTGGACCTCCAGGAACTGGAAAGACCACAACATTGTTGAATATGCTAGACAAAGCTCTTGAGAGTGGAACATCCGCCAACAGTATTGCTTTCCTTGCCTTTACCAGAAAAGCCGCAAGTGAGGCCAAAGAGCGAGCCTCCGCTCGTTTCCATCTGGATCCTGACAAAGATCTATTCTATTTCCGTACCTTACACAGCTTGGCTTTATCTATGAGCGGTATCCGTACTGAACAAGTTATGAGTAGGCAACATTATAAGGAGCTGAGTGACATAATATCCATACCCTTAGTCTCAGGAACGTCTCTTGATGATGATATCGTAGACAAGCAAGCCACCGATCATCCTATCCTGAGTTTAATAAACCTAGCTCGTTTATGTAAGAAGCCTTTGCGAGAACAATATAATCATACTAATATGATATTTGACTGGAACACCGTGAATTATGTAGCTAAGTGTTATAAACAATACAAAGAACAACACGAGCTGTATGACTTCACAGATATGTTACAATGTTTTATTGACGAAGCTGACGTAGCTTGCCCACAGTTTGATCTTGTCTTCCTTGATGAAGCCCAAGATCTTAGCCCATTACAATGGGACATAGCTCACATACTGGATAAAAATTCCAAGAAAATGTATGCAGCTGGCGATGATGACCAAGCCATATATAGGTGGGCTGGTGCTGACGTAGAACAATTCATTACACTGGACGGCTCAAGCGAAACTCTATCGCAATCGTACCGCGTCCCACGGCTCATACATCGTACCGCCGAAACAATCGTATCAAGAATAACCAGTCGATATCCAAAGAAGTATGAACCTAAGAACGAAGACGGCAAGGTGCATCATATTAGCCGTCTGGAAGATATAGATGTATCATCTGGTCAGTGGCTTATCCTAGCTCAGGCGGGTTACATACTAATTCCCGTTGTGGGGATGCTTAGGTCTTCTGGATACCTATTCACTTATAAAGGCCATCGATCTATCTCAGCTAAAATATCGTCAGCTGTAAATGGTTGGGAGCAGATGAGAAAAGGTAAAAGCATCACGCTTGAAACCGTCAAAGACATCTATAGCTTTATGTCTACGGGCAACCGCGTCAAGCGTGGCTTCAAGACTATGAGTGGAGCTGACGATAGTAATCTATTTAATATGACACAACTTCAGGATGAATGGGGCCTTGCCATAGGAGAGGAGTTGATTTGGAGAGAGGCTCTTGATAGACTACCAGAAGAATCACGGGTGTATATCACGGCTCTGCTTAGAAGAGGAGAAAAGTTTAATGCAGAGCCTCGTATTACAATATCCACGATCCACGGTTCTAAAGGTGGCGAATCAGAAAACGTAGTTGTATTTACAGATTTATCTCCGTCAGCTGACGATGCTATGAGCGAAGGTAATGATGATCTGCATAGAGTATTCTATGTGGCCGTCACACGAGCCAAAGAGAATTTGTTTATTGTCGAATCAGAAGATAGTAATAGGAGCTATGCAATATGAGACACATAGAATACATGAAGAAAAAATTAAAGGAGGAAGAGATGAAAGATATGGTTAACCATCCTGAGCATTACACAAGTAGCTCTATAGAAACTATAGACATGATAGAATCTATGACAGCTGAAGGATTTAATTATTATCTGGAAGGAAACATACTAAAATACTTAACACGATACAGACACAAAAACGGTATCCAAGACCTACAAAAGGCTCAGTGGTATCTTAACAAACTAATAGAGGTACAATATGACACTTCAGATGGCGATGTTCACGCCTAAAACAGAATGGGTTCCACCACATGAGCTACCAGATCTTAGTGAAGCTAAGACTATAGCTATAGATGTTGAAACCAAAGATCCAAACCTAAAGACTAAAGGACCTGGATGGACAACTGGAGATGGCGAGGTTGTTGGATACGCTGTAGCTGTAGACGGTTGGAAAGGTTATGTACCGATTCGCCACGGCGGAGGTGGAAATATAGATGAGCGCATAGTCAATAACTGGATGAAAAAGGTTTGCGAATCACCCGCTGAAAAGATTATGCACAACGCTCAATATGATGCGGGTTGGCTCAGGCGCATGGGATTTACTGTTAATGGTCGTATCATTGATACTATGGTCATAGCATCCTTGCTGGATGAGAACCGATTTAGTTACAGTCTTAACGCTTTGGCTTTTGAATATTTATCAAAAACAAAAAGTGAGAAGAACCTGACTGAAGCTGCTAGAGACTTCGGTGTCGATCCCAAAGCTGAACTGTGGAAACTGCCAAGTATGCATGTCGGGCCATACGCCGAAGTGGATGCCGAACTCACATTGGAATTGTGGAACTACTTCAAACCGCTCATTTCTAAGGAAGACCTCTGGAGTGTTGTAAATCTGGAGCTCGATGTCCTTCCCGTACTCATAGATATGACTTGGAAAGGTGTTCGTATTGACAAGAACCGTGTCGAGCGGACCAGAGACTTTCTTCTCAAAGAGGAAAAGGCTATGCTGGCTAAGATCAAGCATGTAACTGGCATGAATGTAGAAGTATGGGCGGCTCAATCGCTTGCCAAAGCTTTTGACACCGTGGGTATAAAGTATCCCAAGACTGAAAAAGGTGCACCATCATTTACAAAATCCTTTCTATCCGAGCATCCTCACGAATTACCTAAAATGATACTAAGGACGAGAGACCTTAACAAGACACAAGGTACTTTTATTAACACAATTATGAAGCACACGGCTCACGATGGGCGCATACATTCACATATAAACCAGATCAGATCTGACGATGGTGGTACCGTATCAGGCCGAATCAGCATGAGTAATCCAAATTTACAGCAGATACCAGCCCGTGATCCGGAGCTGGGGCCTATGATTCGCTCTTTATTTTTACCTGAAGAGAATGAGCAGTGGGCTAGTATAGATTTCTCGCAACAAGAACCGCGAATCTTGGTGCATTATGCCCATGCCTACGGTAAATCCCAAGGCCATGACATGAAAGGCGTACAAGAATTTGTCGATGGATACCAGAATGACCCTGATATGGACTTCCATACCATGGTAGCTGACATGGCTAAAATACCTCGTAAGCAAGCCAAAACAATTAATTTGGGAATGATGTACGGCATGGGTGTAAACAAGCTATCAGACCAGCTTGATATCTCCGTAGAAGAGGCAAAGGGTTTAGTGAGCCAGTACCATGAACGCGTACCTTTTGTGAAGATGCTTATGCATGGGGTAATGAATAAACTTAACGCCAGACAAAGCTCAGGTTCTATCCGCTCTATCTTAGGTAGAAAATGTAGATTTGATCTCTGGGAACCCGATACTTTCGCGATGAATAAGGCTTTGCCTTTGAAAGATGCACTCAATGAACACGGCCCAACGACCAGACTAAAACGCGCCTACACTTATAAGGCACTAAACCGTTTAATTCAGGCCTCAGCCGCCGACATGACAAAGCAAGCCATGGTAGATATCCACAAGCTGGGGATAACTCCGCTTATTCAGATCCATGATGAGGTGGCGGTGTCTGTTTCTAACGATGATCAGGTTGATTCGATCGTTTATGCAATGGAAAATGCCGTTAAATTAAATGTTCCTAGCAAAGTGGACGTAGAAATAGGCCCATCATGGGGCGAATCTAAATAACATATTGACGTAATTATATAAAATCGCATATAATCGCGTAAAAGAAAAGGATTTATGCGATATGGATACAGATAAATGGAAAAGCATTCTTGTTCCTAAAGATGTTTATTTAGAAATTAAGAAAATTGCGGCCAAAGAAGGAAGAACTTTGGGTGGACAACTACGGTTCATCTACTCTCAGTATGTTTCCGAAGAACAAAAGAGAGTAAAAGAGCTCGTAGATGCGGAAATGACCTTGAGAAAGGCCAAAGATCACTCACTTATGAGTTGACTGTCTTTATTTTGCATCATCTTTGATGCTTCAACGCCCATATTGTACAAAGCGTCTGTCATAGGTCCATCAGATGCTTTCTTACCTCTTCCTGATAAAAAAACTTCTACTGGTGTAGCTGTCTCTGGATGAAAAGAGACGGTCACAGCTAAACCTTCTCCTACGTCCGTGGTAACACACGGTCTTCTATTCGGTAATTTTGACATGTTTTTCTCCTCTGAATTAAACATCATATAAAATTATTTTTTAATTTAATAGTCTTGACTTTCATTTTTTTTTAAAAACGTGCTACAATGTAAGTATGGACCCAGTTACTATATCAATCGCGATGGGAGTCGCGAATAGCGCCTTCAACGCTATTAAAAGTGGATTTGCCGCGGCTCGCGACATTGAACAAATGTCTGGAGATATCGGTAGATGGATGGGAGCTGTTTCCGATGTCGATAATGCGGAAAAACAAGCCAAAAATCCTCCCCTGTTTGGTAAATTGTTTAAATCTGGGTCGATTGAGGAAGCAGCTCTCGCTGCCTATGCTGCAAAAAAGAAATTAGAAGAACAGCGTTATGAGTTAAAGATGTTTTTAAACTTGACTCACGGCCCACAAGCCTACGATGAACTTCTACAGATGGAAGGTCAGATTAGAAAACAGCGTCAACAAACAATTTATAAACAACAGCAGATGCGACAACAAATAGCTGAAATTATAACGTGGATTGTTGTTACTATTGTTGTTGGTGGTTTTGCCGTATTAGTTGCCTCTATCTGGATTAAAGAAGCAAGAAGCGATGGTTACAAATATAAAAGTAAATCTTTAACTAGACAGCAAAAAATTAACAATGGAACAATAATACCTCCTATAATGACCACATGCAGATTAAAAAAACGTAAAGTGTATAAAGATAAGTTAGCTTGTATCTATCAAGGGGCACAAAAGACTTTTACCTTAGACTTCACAGATATTGCAAATGGATGCCCTCGCAAATATAAATGTGTTCTGGACCCTAATGGAAAAGAGCCTTCGATTGATAGTGTGATGGAAAGTCTTAGGAGCATAGCTAAATGAGTAAATGTGTCGGCGTTTGTAAGTTAAACGAGCAGAAAGTTTGTGTTGGTTGTAATCGTACAATAGAAGAGATTAAAGAAGCGTATAAAAATAAATGAACGATTCGATCTATGAGAACGGCGAGTACACCTTAAAGGTAGGATCTAATGCCA